TAACGATATTCGAATTCGGTGCAGTACCGTTTCAGCAGCACCTTGACTTCCGGCTTCATTTGCTTGTCAACGGCTTCCCGCACGATCTTGTACCGCCTGAGTCCCTCCCCCTTGCTGTTGGTGTAAAAGTATCCGCCGTAATGCCGGTTGACCTCGTTTCGAACTTCTATGCCGCACTTGCAGTAACATTCACGATCATCCTTCGACATTTTTACTTGCAAATTATAAAGCTGCATAAGCTCGTGAAACGAGCGGGGCATCACCACGATTTTCCAGCAACTAAGGCATCTGGTAGGTATAAACCCGAAACCCGACTCTATTTCCTGATATATCATGCAATAGCGTTTCGGGTCCGCGCACACATAAATCCAGCCGACATCGGGGTCAATCGCCCCCATCTGGTGCAGCTTTGCACTTTCGGTGTCAATCCACCTGCCCGGGTCGAACATCCTGCCCCTTTTCATGCCCGGTATGATATTGGATGACCTTAACTCCAAATATAGATTTGGATTATTCAGTGTATCCATATTTCTCCTTTGGTTTATCCGTTTTTATCCGGATTGGACGGTGATGGTAAATGTGTCGTCAGCGGATATCGTGGTGCCCTTGTTTACAAAAATCACGCCACCCATTATCTGAGATCCCGCAGCGATGACAAACCTCATGCTGTACTGCCCCTTGTTTACATTGCTAAGTTCGTTCACAAGCGCAGTCGTACTCTTGAAACCACCCTTGCGGGAGTCACCGACCCCATAGCAATTTGCTGTGTAATCAGACATTTAACAAATCTCCTGTAAGTGGGGCGGCGAACCGCCCCGGTTATGGTTAGCTACTTGGTGTCTGGTGACCCAACCCCAACCACGCGTCAACTGCGCCCGTGGTCATGCTGGACCCTGATACCGAGTATCCCAGACCGACATACTTTTGCATCGTGCCGGTGGGCAGTCTAAATGCCTTTTTGGTTCCCGCAGCAGCCGAACCGGCGAACCAGCCGGAGTCTGCAATGCAGGTTCCGGAAAGCACCGATGCGGTGGTGTGCGTGTAAAGTTTGGCCTTTAAGCGGGCACTGGCATTTAACACAGTGGCAATCCGCACGTTTACCATCAGGCCGTTGTTGCCCTCACCGTAATTGCCGGTAATTGCCGTGCCCCAGGCGTTTTTAACTGCGTTCATCTGGAATACATGCTCGCTGATAGCTTCAGATCCAGACGCGCACGAAATTACCTGAGCATCGGAAAATTCAAGTTTTGAATCTATAATAGCCATTACTAAAGTCCTCCTAAAATAATGAGGTTATTGGTTTACGTTGTCAAAGTCGCTTCTGTAATTATCAATTGTTCACAGAGCCGCACCGGAACTCCCTTGAAGGAAAGCACCGGACCAGGCGCAAGACCCTCGATTGAACTGTAATTGATGTTCGTCTTGTCCTTGGCTCTGATTTCCATCTGTGTCAGCACCGTTTGGTTGCAATAAATCCTGCGCCCGGGACCCTTAGTCATGCGGTTCAACAGCGTGATAAGGTTGTCCTCGTCGAAGATATTGCTTGCACCGGCCGACTCGATATTGGCGATGCGCCCGATAGACTTGCCGTTTTTCACGACCAGTCCGGCTTTCCACACGAATTTATCGACATAAGCCTCGAACATATTCCCGGAAGAATCCCGCACAATATCAGTACCCATATCTTTGTGCTCCAGACCCGCCTTGCTGTTTTTGGGATACAGCATGTGGCATGTGTTCGGACCCCAGTCCACTACAAAAATGGAGCACAGGTCAGATCCGCTTCCGCCTTCATTTAAAACATTGGTGGTTGCGGAAATTGTAGCCAAGCGCGGAGCCAGGCCTGTAAATTTTTCCGGGGTTGTGTTTGAATTACCATAGAATATGGTTTCAGCCATTGTCTGGCCTAACCCTTCAACAAACGCCATGGCTTCGTCATTTCTGGCCTGTTGCGGATTCGGAAATGAGTTAATAACCTCAACGTCATTTTGCGCCCATGTTTCGAGCATGCCGATTTCGTCCACGACTTCGATTGTTTCGCTTGATTCATAGGCAACGCCCTTGGACAATTTACGCCATGAACCTGACGGCAGTTTGTCGCGCCTGACGGCTTTGTTTGAAAATGTGTCGTTTGCCTCGCGCCACACGGCATCCTGAAGGATATCGTTAGTCTGATTCAATACTTCGGCAATTGCCGCCATATCGCCATCAGGATCTTTGCGCTTGGCAACTTCAATTAATGTCAGTTGCTTGTAAGCAGTTAATGTAGTCATTTAATATAGCCTCCTATTCGGACGGCTATGCCTATTTATTCATAGATGGAAATTTAAGCATCGGCCGCCCGGCTTCATCGCGCCTTTCTTCGGGTGTAGTGCGATGAGTTCCAGTTTCTAATATGTCTTCCGAGAGCACCGTGCCTATTTTATGAAACAGCTTGATAATCGCCGGGTTGTCGCCAAACCGCGACTGCTCGATAAACTGCTTGGACGACTCGTCCGCAAATCGCTTGTAAACACGCTTCGCCAACTCCAGGTTGGGGTTAAAATTATCCCCCCATTCCTTTTTAAGCGCGTTCAAGGATTCGGTATGGTTTCGCTCAACATCAGCTTTAATTTCCTCCGCCATGCGCTGTTCGCGCGCCACCTGAAATGCCATGGCTTTGGCAAACTGATCCTGAGTTAAACCGGCCTCAAACGCCGCCTGTCTAAAACCGGCAACATCGGCATCATTGGCTTCGAACCCTTCCGGAAACTGATAGGCGTATCCTTCGGCATCCCCCGGCACCACAGGCACCTTGGTACTCACATCCAAATATTTTTGAGCCAATTGGCTCGAGTCCTGAATGTCTTTCAGTAACTCGTTGCCCCTGATGTCCTCCGGCAATGTTTCGTTAAATGCTGGAGGGGCAGGCGGGGTATACTCAACGTATGCGCCAGTGTCATCTTGTGTGTATAGCGTTGGATTCTCCGTCATGTTAAAACTCCTTTGGGTTAAGGTATTCTAATGGTTTCCTTTTTGAATTCAGATATGGTTTTCTCCCAGGCTTCCCTTAAGCCCGCGAGGTTGTGAACCTTAAAATTCCGCAGCAGCACCGAAAATATCTGCTCGGAATTCCACTCGATTAAAACCTTCCGTTTTTCCCTGCCGTCAATTATGGCGTCTCTATAGATAATGAATTTCATTATGAATAATCGTGAAACATGATGCTTACGCTTGCGCCATTGCCCGTACCGGCATCGAATTCAATAGCGATTGCATCGTTTTTGCCAAGAATCAAAGCGTCAAGCCACCAATTGATTATACTGTTGAAATAAGAGACACCGCCATACCATGTGGTAATAACACCGGCAGAAGTCAGGCCGGTTACACCACCCGCACCGCCCAGGCATGTCACGGTGGCGTCATTACCGGACGACAGGTTCAAATTAATCGGTACAATCGCCGCTGCTGTCGCCCCCGTTCCGGTTACGGTATGAAGTTTCCAGACAACATTAGCATCGACATTGCTCGTGAAAATCGTGTTGATGACAATCGGCGTTGTGCTGTCATTTTTCAGCCAGAGCGTGTATTCGCCCGCAACAGGGCCGGCGTCAATCGCGTTTACAAGAAACGCCCTGCCAACACTGTGCGAAATATACGCCGGTCTATATTCCACGATTGATCGTGTAAGCATTTGATTTAGTTCATTTACTTCTGCCGAATAACCCCGGCCCTTTCCGTCGTTTATTAACATTAGTCTATCTCCTGGTCATTTATTTCGTGATTGGTTAATATTGATAAATGGAAATTCATAATTTTTAACTGCTTGGTCAATTCACCCAATTCTGAAAGTATCTCTGTTTTCATAGACTCCAGATCAACTTTCTCCCATTCCAAATTGCCGGTATTCCATGCCCATAATGCGGTAAACAGCGCACGGCTGTCATCATCCATGCCGATGTCGTCTGGTTTTTCGGTGGTGGTGTTCCTTCCGGCTATGACACCGGGATATCCTGGGCTATTGGTTCCCGCCATTTTTCTCTCTTGGTGTGCGTTTAAACGATTTCATTTTTTCGAACATATCCTTGCTGTCTGCCACCTGCAGCATCCATAGCAGGTAAAGCCCCACCGATCTCTGGCCTTCCAGAAAAAACGTGCGCGAATTCCCGGTAAACGTGCAATCGAACAGGTGGCAAAAAGATATCAGATCCCAGATAACGTCTTTTCCTGCCGGTATTTTCGAGATCAGCTTATAAGATCGCAGCAGTTGCTCGTCTATGCTACGCGCCTGCGCTTGTTTTTTAAGATCAACCCCTATTTCCTCGAATAATAATTCCTCAAATTCGTTCATTTCTGCAATTCCCCTGCTTTATTGGCGGCATCGGCAAAAGACCTAGCCGCATCCCCGCCTTGTTTCAACATTTCAACTTCTGCCATTAATTGTTGCATCTGAGCTGCCTGTTCCCGCCGCGCCTGCACGATTTCATCCGGCAATGTAAGGTTAGGTGCCAATGCCAGACGGTCAGAGGTTTCCTGCATAAATTGATCCCAATCGGTTTTCTCCACAGACCCCGGCGCAATAGCCGCAACCGCAGTGGCTGCGTCCAGATATGCCCGCATATTCTGCAAGCCAATCATCTTTTGCGCCTGCGCCAGTACGCTGATGTACTCTATCTTTAGCGACTGCCCCATCAACTCAAACGGGGGTGGGGGTACAGCCCCGGCGCGACTCATAATCTGAAACACACGTTCCAGAAGTGGGTTCAGAACTTCATGGATATACCGCTCGATTACGGGGCCGATTAGAATAATTTTCTCCTGTGATCTTTACAAAACTTCGGTTGCCGTCATCTCAGGCCTGTCGGCTATCAATAAAAACAAGTCCCTCTTAAATATTGAATGAATTATTTCCCTAACCCTTTCAATTTTTAACTCGGCTCCCTGATAATCAAATCGCATGTCGAACAGTCGCTTGACGACATCCCTGTTGTCGGCTCCCGGGGTATAATTTACGCCTCCCGGCAAAGAATTCACTTTATCCTTTAATTGCATCGGCACCAACAGGGCAGGGTCTGCTTCCTGGTGAAATGCTTTCAGGGAAGTCTTGTGCATAGTCTGCAACATTTTCACGATATTAAGAGCCATGTGCCCCGGGCCGTGTCCATATACTTCAGATCCATTCACCGACCATCTGCCAGCGGCAAACGGCAGTTCCTGATACCCCCCGGTACTAAGTAAATTATCGGTTTTCTGATATTCAAAATATACCGACTTAAACGGCATATTAAATGAGTCTTCTTTTAACGGGTTGCGGTTAATATTCGGTTCGATAACATGCACTATTTCAAACCACTGCTGTTCTTTTTTATTTCTCGCGTTTTTTACTTCCTGGCTTGCCGTGTCGGGCCAACGCTTTAGTATCTGTCTTCCGGTCATCCAGAATCGTCGGTATAAAGTGTCCACCTGCCCGCTCTGCGACTCGGCAAAACAATACTCACCGGGAGGACAGCACCGAAATCTCACCAAGGATTTAGGGTCTTCCTCGCAATAAGTCACGGCATTCCCAAACGCGGAATTATCCTCATAATGACCATGAATGGTGTTGTAAAAATTAGAAGAGGATAAAATCGAGTACATCTGATTTTGAACGTAGTAACACCATTGGGCAACAGGTTCGAAATTCAACAGATTTTTATTTATCGGTTCCAGCTTAAACCACGGTTGGCTCGGGGAAGACAGACCCCCCTGAGTTCCGGACGCCAGCATTTCGTTGTCTTCCGTGGCAACCGGGTCGATAATTTTGGAATACCTGTCTTCTTTGGTATGGGGTTTTTCACCATCAATGTTGAACAACCCGCGCTGCGGAAACACATATTGGGATATTTCCCGCATCTTCTTTAGGGGGCCAATGCGCTCGTCTTCCAATTCCTTGAGCCGTTCGGCATATTTCTTTACTATTTCCATATCATCTCCCGATCAACGTCGGTGTTTGGGTCATCGGCTCCCCGAGTTCGATATCACCCGTCAGTATAGTCTTGTCTCTGCCGTACCTACTGCGCGCCTTTTTGCGGGCTTCTTTTTCGGCCTTCCTTTTTTCTGCTTCAATATCCGGCAAAGGGGGCGGTGGGGGTGGTTCGGGTGCTTTTGGAAACAAATCGCCAATAATCGGTATATTCCCCATTTTTAACTCCTTATATATTGTTCGGATACCGTGAATTCCACCGGATCACAAAACCCGAACAGTTTTAGTAATTTGGTATATGACTTTTGATCGGAAAGTTTGCCCGCCTTAGTCGCAACTATGCGGGTGGCTCCCTTACCCTTAATAACTACCAATGCGGTTTGCCAGTCATCCATTAGCCGTTTCAGCACGCCATGGTTCCATCTATGCACCTCTAGATGAAACAAGCAATTTGGCGGATATCGAAAATCCAGCGCAGCATTGGCATAGACAATTCCATTGGATGACATCTCGTAAAACAAGGGCACATCATCCATATTTT